TTTCTCTAGCAGCTCTTGCTCATCAGCCGGTAACGCCTGGCCACAGCGCTCACCGGTGACAACGTACTGAGCATCAAAACCAATCCGCGCCAGGGCTTCCAACTTATCCGTGGGGATGGCGATCTCTCTCTCCCATCGCCCAACGGTCTTGGTGGTCACCTCGGCAAAGCCAGCGACAGCCGCCTGCCCAAACTTCAACCGCTCTCTTTCCTGCTTAAACCGAACGCATACAGGGATAAGGGCTGACAGTGCTTGACCGACAGACACATTTGTCTCATTATCACCACGCATAGACATTTATGTCCTATATATTCCTCGGACTACCACGAACGAGAGCGCCATGAACAATCCTCCGTTTCCCTCAACCCCAGAGCAGGCTCACGCCTGGTTTGTCACTCACGGCATCTGCATCGCCGACTGGTGCAAGGAGAAGGGATTCAGCCGCTTCACCGTATTCGATCTGTTGCGCGAAAAGCGCAAAGGCAAACGGGGCGAAGCCCACCGTGCTGCCGTCGCACTCGGCTTGAAAGCCGATCCTAAAGCCACCGAAGCTGCTGCTGCGTGAGGCCCGCCATGAACCATCGCATCAGCAACGCGCAACTGCAGATCCTCAAGCAGTTCCAGGACGAAGGCGTGAGCAACTACAAGGGCATGCCTACAACGCCCGCAGCATGCGAAGCATCCGCTGCTCAGCTCGAAACACGTCTGCATCTTTCTCCGGCTGCTCAGACAACTGCTGGAGATCAGCCATGAATGCCTGCCGATCCAAACCAGTGCGTAACTCCATGTGTTTGACCAGCAATACCAAGGCTGTTTCCAGCGCGACCAAGCTGCCGGTGTGTCTATCTAGCCGTTCTTGCGTGTCCATCTGGGCTGTTCCTCAGGCTGTCAATTTACCTGAAAACATTGTGCATGGTGCAACGTCGTTGCCAATGCGCAAAACCGCTCTTTGTTTGGATGGTCGTTTCCACTCGGGCATGAGGGCCTTCCAATGACCCCTCGCCAGTGGAAACGCGTGCAGCCAAGCACCCTGCGTGACGCCTTGAAGCTGTGCCAACAGCACGGCAAAGAACGCCATAACCGAGGCATAGAGCGCATCGCCGCACTGATGGGCCTGGAGGATCACTGGGCGCTCTACAAGTGGATCGCCAACGGGCGCATGCCGGCCGTAATGATCCCTGCGTTCGAGCAAGTGTGTGGCATCAACCTGGTCAGCCGTTGGCTGGCAGCCAGCAGCGGCAAGGTGCTGATCGATGTACCGACAGGGCGCAGCAGCAGCCCGCAGGACATTCAAAGTCTCCAGGCCGTTCTGCATGAGGCGACCGGCGCCCTAATGGCTTTCTACTCGGACGACCAGGAAGCCAGCGCCACCTTGGCGGCCATCCAGGCGGGCCTTGAAGAGCTGGCCTGGCATCGCGGCAACGTGCAGCAGCACGCCCAACCACAGCTGGAACTGGGAGAGCAGTCATGAGCGAAGACAAATACACCAGCGAGCAGGTACAGCGTGTGCTGCGCGTGCTGCTGGCCCTGGCCGGAAACGAGTTCCGCGGGATGTTGCTCAAGGAGGTGGCCACCGCCACCGACTGCAGCGAGAGCAACGCTCTGCGCGCCTTGGAGAACCTGCGCACTGCCGGCCTGGCCGAGCGCAACGTGCATGACGACAAGCGCTGGCAGCTCGGCCCGCGCCTGGTGCAGGTGGCATTCGCCTTCGACAGCGCCCTGCAGAAAGCCCAACGCGATTTGGATGAGCGCCGTCAGCGCTTCACCCGTAACCCCAACTAAGGACGCCTACACATGGCCCGTAAAGCTAGCACCCCGGAGATTCAACCCATGGCAGAGATCAACCAGGAGGCCTACCAAGAGGACGCTGGTGCCATGGTCGTACTGGGCAAGATTGCTCAGGACATGAACGAAGAGCGCGACCTGCTTAACCAACTGCTCGGCCAAGCACAAATGGCGGAATCATTTGCCAAATTTTCGCTGACCGTCAGCACTTCTAAACTGGCCTTCGTCAAGGAGAACAAGCTGTACCGGGCACTCCAGGGGAAAAGGACTGCTGACGGTCAGCAGTTCTCAGGCACTTGGGATGATTTTTGCTCTCTGCTTGGGCGGTCTCGTCAACAAGTAGACGAGGACATTGCCAACCTTCGCTGCCTAGGCGAAGAAGCCCTCGACTCCATGTCCCGCATGGGCATCGGCTACCGCGAGATGCGTCAGTACCGCCGCCTGCCGGAAGACCAGCAAGCCGCGCTGATCGAAGTGGCCAAGACCGGTGACAAAGATGCCTTTATCGAGCTAGCTGAAGAGGTCATCACCAAGCACGCCAAGGAAAAAGCCGAGCTGACCAAAAAGCTCGAAGACTCCCAGGCCGACTATCAGGCTCTGGACAAGTTCGCCGCCGACACCAGCGCCGAGAAGAAGGAACTGAAGCTGGCGCTGGAGCGCAGCCAGCTACGCACCATGCCTTGGGATGAGCGCATCGCTCCGCTGAAAGAAGAGATCACCGCGCGGCAGTGCCTGATCGACGAGTCCCTTGCACGTCACCTGCAGGCGCTGGATGCCCTGGATGCTTGGTTGACCAGCGAACTGACCTCGCGCCCGGACTACGACCCGGAAATACAGACCGATCTGCCCCCGGAAGCACTCACCGTTCTAGTTCACCTGGAGGATGCGATTCAGCGTTCCTCGCACCTGGTGGCAGGGGCCATGGCCGACCTGCAGAACCGCTTTGGCCCTGACTTGGCCCAGGCCCGGCAGCATCTGCTGCAAGTGGGCGAGTGATGAACGGAGCGGCAGACATGGCATTGACGCCTGACATTCGTGATTACCTGGCCGAGCTGGCGCGCCAGTTGGACGCCGCCGGGCATGGCGAGCGTGGGCCGCTGATGGCTGCCGCTCAGCTGTTCCTCGACTGGTCGCCAGCGACCATCTACCGCCAGCTCAAGGCCGCCTGCGGCTGGGATGCTGGCCGCAAGACCCGCGCCGACAAGGGTAAGACCAGCGTGGCTGGCAATGCCCTGGATATGCTCGGCGCGGCCCAGCGTGAGGGCGTGCGGGAGAACGGCAAACAAACGCTGTTCACCCCCACGGCCCGCAGCATCCTGGAGCAGAACGGCATTCAGCTGGGCGTCAGCAATGGCCAGCTGAATCGGCTAATCCGCGCGCGCAGCCTGGACGTTACCTCGCAGCGCAACGTCAGCCCAGTGCAGGCACAGCGGGCGCCACACCCGAACTACCTGCACCAGGTCGACCCTTCACTGTGCCTGGTGTACTACCTCAAAGGCCGCCAGCACATGATGCGTGACAGCGAGTTCTATAAGAACAAGCTGGACAACTACGCCAAGGTAAAGCTGAAGGTCTGGCGCTATGTGATGTACGACAAGGCCAGTGGTGCGCTCGTGCCCTGGTACTGCGAGGCAGCCGGTGAAAACCAGCACAGCCTGTTCGACTTCCTGATGTTTGCCTGGGGCAAGCGCGACGGGGCGTTGTTCCACGGCGTGCCGCAATACCTGATGTGGGACAAGGGCTCAGCCAACACCAGCAGCGCGATCAAGAACCTGCTCAAGCACCTGGAAGTGACCCCGCTGGAGCACGAGGCCGGCAACGCTCGCGCCAAGGGTGGCGTCGAGAACGGCAACAACATCGTCGAGACCCAGTTCGAGAGCCGCCTGCGCTTCCAGCCGGTGGACGATATCGCCGAGCTGAACGCTGCCGCCCAGGCCTGGGCCGAGGCGTACAACGCCAACTTGATACCCGGCCAGGACACTCGCCTGCGTCGTGCGGGCCTGGCTGAGCCGGTGGCCCGCTATGACCTCTGGCAACTGATCCGCGCCGAGCAGCTGCGCCTCCTGCCAGAGGTGGCCGTCTGCCGGGCGTTGATGACCAGCCGCGAGGAAGAGCGCACGGTTCGCTCGGACATGACCATCAGCTTCAAGCACCAGAACGCCGAAACACGGATGTTTTACGACCTGCGTGAGCTGGACGGCATCACCGTCGGTGCCAAAGTCGCGGTGCGCGGGCTGGCTTACGGCGACTGCGCCATACAGATCGAAGCCCCGCGTTATGACGGCGCGATGCTGACCTACCGCGTCGAGCCAATCCGGGGTTATGACCAATTCGGCCAGCGCCTGGATGCCGCCATCCCTGGCCAGGAATACAAGTCACTGCCGGAAACCGCAATCGAGAAGGCAGCCAAGGTCATGGACGAGCTGGCTTACCCGGAGCAGGACGCCAAGCAGGCCCGCTCCAAACAGGTCGCGCCCTTCGGCGGCAAGCTGGATGCCCACGAGCACCTCAAGCAGATCGAGCACCCGACTTACCTGCAGCGCCAGGGCAGCACCATCGACACGCCTGAGCACCTGCGTACCGATGCGCCAAAGCTGTCAGCCATGTCCGCGATGTTGCGTATCGCCGAAGCCATCGGCCGCAACCTCACCCAAGCGGAAAACACCTGGCTGCGTAACTCATTCAAGGACGGCGTACCTGAGGACCAGGTGCATTCCCTGATCGAACAATTCACCCGGCCGGCAACTGTTTCCCCGGCCGCCAATACCGGTGGCCTACGGGCCGTATAGGAGCACGTCATGCGGATCATGAAGCTGAAGAGCGTTATGTGGCAGCTGGGTATTTCCCAGAGCGAGATGGCCGGCGCTATCGAGAAAGCTGATGGCCAGTCCATCAGCCAATCAACCATGGCCCAGTTGGTCAATCACGACCTCTGGCCCAAGACCATGGAGCGGACAGCACTGGAGCGGCAGATCAAGACGCTGCTGTTCGCCCGTGGTGCGAATGACGAACACGTCCGTGACCTGTTCGTTATGGAAGAAGCCGATGCAGCGACAGTCTTGGCGGATCGCGCTGCATCGGCACTCAACAATGCCAACAGCAAAGAGAGCGACTACATGCTACTACGAAAAAACACCTTGACCCGTCAGGCGCGCGAGCACTTCCGGCTGCCGTGTGACCCGTTCACCGATGAAATGCAGAGCGAGGAAGATGTTTTCCTCTCGGACGATATCCGCTACGTGCGCCAGGCCATCCGCCAGGTCGCCAAGCACGGCGGCATGTTGGCGGTGGTCGGCGAGTCTGGCTCCGGCAAAAGCACGCTGCGTCAGGATCTGGCCGAGTGGGTGTTTGCCAATCATGAGCCGATCACCCTGATCGAGCCTTATGTGCTGGGCAGCTCGGACGACAACGTCAAGGGCAAGACGATCAAGTCGCTCGATATCACCGCAGCAATCATCCGCTGCATCGACCCGAGCGTTAAGCCGCGCCGTTCTCAGGAAGACCGCTCACGGCAGATGCACGAGCTGTTGCTGGCCAGCACCCAGGCCGGCCGCAAGCATGTGGTGATCATCGAAGAAGCTCACGACCTGCCGATTGTCACCTTGAAGCACCTCAAGCGCTTTTACGAGCTGCAGGCCGGCTTCAAGAAACTGCTGGCGATCATTCTGATCGGTCAGACCGAGCTGGGCGACAAGCTGTCCGAACACAACCCGGCCGTGCGTGAGGTGGTACAGCGTTGTGAGCTTGTAAAAATCAAGCCGCTGGACAACCACGTCGAGGCCTACCTCAAGCACAAGCTGGCCCGTATCGATGTGGACTATCAGACCATCTTCGAGCCCTCCGCATTTGAGGTGATTCGCGACCGCCTGCGCATGAGCCATACCGAGGGGCGCGGCGCGGCGCGCGGGGTCAAGACGATCTCGCTGTGCTATCCGCTGGCGGTGAACAACCTGGTCTCAGGTGCCATGAACCTGGCGCTGAAGCTTCACGAAACCAAGGTGACCGGTGAGCTGGTCGTCGCTTCCCTGCGCGCCGAGGAGGTATGACATGGCCAACCTTCAGCTAGTACCGCCACCTGTTCAGCGACCCATGAGCATCATCTCGCCTGAGTTCCTGCCGAAATTGACGGAATTCAACGACCTGACACGCGCCGTGCGTGATGCCGGCCTGCAGATCACGGCGATGTCCTTCCTGGACAACACCATCACCATCAGCGCCGACAGCGTTGAGCATCTGCTTCGCCGCTTCGCCCACGAAGTGCGCGGCCAGCGGCACCGTACCCAGGGCCGTTTCACCCGTAACGCCGTGACCATTCGTGGCATCGACGTTGTGTGGTTCTCCCTGGTGAAGGAGCAGAACCGATGAGTACTCCTGCCAATCGTTACGACACGCTCGTGATTCGTGGAGCGACCAGCAACGAAGTGCCCCGTGAGGCAGCTGGCGGCGAGGTTGTGGCTTGGTCGACGGGCCATGCGCTGGCTGAGCAATTCCCACTTGAGGCGTTCGTTCAGGAGCTGGCAGACGGCTGCTACGAGGACGATGACATGGACACTATCCAGGCCAAGGCCAGCGTGGCGCTGGAGCTGTCGCGCCGCCAGCGTGACCACGGCTGGCTTAATAATGAGGAGAAGAGCAATGGCTGATACCAATCAAACACCGGTACCGGCCGGCTATGTGCGCAACGGCGCAGGCCATCTGGTACCTGAACACCAGGTGCGCGAGCACGACAAGCTGCGCGACCAGGTGGCCCGCGAATTGGCCGGCATGGCGCTGGATATCAATAAGGCACTGGTCGGCTTCAAGACCAAGTCTCTGGCCGATATCGACGACCTGATCGCCATCTCGCATGAGCGCTACGGTGTGACCATCGGCGGCAAGAAGGGCAACGCATCGATCACCACCTATGACGGTCGGTTCAAAGTCGAACGGCAAATGGCCGAGCGGCTGACCTTCACCGAGGAGATCCTCGCTGCCAAGGAACTGATCGACCGCTGCATCCGCAAATGGTCCGAAGGTGCCGATCAGCACCTGCGCGTGCTGGTCGACCGTGCATTCCGCGCCAACAAGCAGGGCCAGATCAAAACCGGCGACGTGCTTAGCCTGCTGCGTATCGAGATCAACGATCCCGACTGGAAGCTCGCCATGGAGGCGCTGAAGGATTCCATCCAGGTAAACGGTACCGCCGTCTACATCCGCGTCTACCAGCGTGTCGGTGAGAGCGACCGCTACGACCCTATCAACCTTAATATTGCGGCGGTGTGAGATGGATCAGGAACGTATCCTCGAAAAAATCAAGAAGTGTATGGAGATGGCGAAGTCCAAGACCGCCAACCCCAATGAGGCCGAAATCGCACTGCGCCAGGCCCATAAGCTGATGGAAGCCTACAACCTGGAGTTGGGTGACGTGCTGGCCAGCATGGCTGGCGAGTCGGAGGTAGCCGCTGGTTCTGAAGGTGATCCACCAGCCTGGCGGGTACGACTGGCTCAGGTGTGTGCCCATGCGTTCGGTACCCACCTGATCATCCGCAATGGTTGGCTCAATCCGGCGTCGTTTGTCTTTGTTGGATGTGCCGCTGCACCGGAGCTTTCTGGCTACGCCTTCCAGGTGCTGGAGCGTCAGCTGCAGAAGGCCCGGCGCGACTACCTTGCCACCCAGAAGCGTTGCAAACGATCAACCAAGGTCGCTCGTGGCGACGCCTTTGCCCATGCCTGGATCGACGCGGTGTACACCAAGATCGAAGCATTCGCGGGTGTCGAGGACAACATCGTCGAAGCGATACAGGCGTACATGGCCAAGAAATACCCGAACCTCGGTAAGGCTGAGTTGAAGCGCCGTAAGCTCAAAGTACGCGACGAAGTTGCCACCGAGGCTGGCTATCGAGCTGGCAAGTTGGCTCAGCTGCACCAAGCGGTTAGCCATCAGCCCCGCGCACTTCTGACGGCGGGGGTGTGAGATGGAGCGTTATCACTCAGTAGCAGGCGATCCGCCGCGCCGTGACATGCAGTCCCAGTTGGCAGCGAGTGCTCAGCTCGAACAGCAGGTCGCCCAGTTCCTGGAGCGTGGCGGCAAGGTTCATCAGGTCGGCGCGCTGATGCGTGCCACTCCTGAGCCGTTCGTGATCAACCCTCGCACCACGCCGGTCTACAACACAGAAGGAGGTGCAAAGTGAGCGCTGCGCCTTCCAACCCGAACCGGCTCCGCCTGATCAAGCTGATCCACGTTGCGCGGCGCGAGCTGTGTATGGATGACGACATCTATCGCCTGATGCTGGCCGGTATGAAGGGTTTGGACGGCGCAACGTCCACCGCTAACTTGAGCGTTCCAAACCTGCTACGGGTTTTGGAACAGCTCAAGCTGCGGGGCTTTAAGGTTCGTCCAAACAAAGCGAAGAAGCGGCCGATGGCTGACGACGAGCAGTCCAAGAAGATCCGTTCGCTCTGGCTGACCTTGCACGACCTCGGCGCCGTACGTGATCCATCCGAAGAGGCTCTGGCCAAGTTCGTGCTGAGCATGACGAAGGTGGCGGCCTTGCAGTGGCTAAGTCCGGCCCAGGCCAGCCGGGTGATCGAAAACCTGAAGCAATGGCACCAGCGTGTTACCCGCGCTACCAGCTCTCAACAGGGGGATGTATGAGCGAGTTCCGAAGCAAAGGCCCTGAGCTGCTGATTGATTTGACCGAACACATTGCTGCGGCCTTGGGCGAACTGGTTTCGATGGAAAGCTCCAAGGCTCAGCATGTGGCCAAAGAGGTAGCCGACCGCATGGCCGCGCACTGGGGTGGGCAGAACATCTATTTCCCAATGGGCTTGTCGATCAAGCTGAGTCGGCGTGATCGGCAGATCTATGATGAGTTCAACGGCACGAACCACAGCGAGCTGGCCCGCAAGTACGGGGCGTCGCTGCAGTGGATCTATAAGATCGTGAAGGCGGTGCGCAAGGAAGAGATCGCGCGCATCCAGTCAGACATGTTCAGCCCGGCCACCGACGACTGACCGGGCGTCACCTCATTGCATTATCTGCAACTCTATTTGAAACTCCCTCCCACAGAATCCCAGCCCATCCCAGCGAGTCCCGGCTTTATCTCAGGTTTCCCCCTGTGATTATCTCGGTCTAACTCACAGTATTGCCAACGCAGGTAGTTTTTCAACGGCCTGCTAAAGGGCGATTGTCGGCCAGGGCCAGGTTGAGAGCCAGCACATTGACCACTGCTGGTCCCACCAAAGGCTTCTCAGTGTGTTGCACCAGCAGGCGCTCCAACGCTTCAACCGGCATGCTGCGGGCGGCCGCGATGCGGGCAATCTGGTAACGCGCGGCCGCCGGCGGCAGGTGCGGATCAAGGCCGCTGCCGGAGGTGGTCAGCAGCGCCATGGGGACCGCGCCCTGGCCTGCCACACTGAGTTGGGCGGCATCGGTGGCGACCCGTTCAGCCAATGCCGGATTGCTCGGTGCCAGGTTGCTGGCACCGCTGGCGACCGTGGCGAAACCTGCTGCCGAGGGCCGCGACTGGAACCACTCAGCGCCGCTGAATTGTTGTGCCAGCAGCGCACTGCCGCGCACCTCACCCTTGGCATCCTTGACCAGGCTGCCGTTGGCTTGCGCTTGGAACGCCAACTGAGCGATGCCGGTGACCGTCAGCGGGTACACCACTCCGGTCAGCAACGTCAGCAGGGCCAACAGACTCACAGCAGGACGAAGTTGTTTAAGCATGATC